GTAAAACAATAGAGTCGTTGCCTTTGAGACATATTCCGTTTGAAGTGTTTAATCAATTACGAGAAGATTTAGATTTTACATCCCGCAATAAATCAAAAGATGTAGAGCTTTGGTTTGTTGGAAATTTAGGAGATGCAATAATGCATCCACAATTGCCACAGATATGGGAGTACTGTGCCAAGAATTTTGGAACAATAGAAGTAGAAACTAATGGCGGTATTAGACCTATTAAGTTTTGGCAGGAAGCAGGTAGAGTCAGCAAAGAAGAAAGCTATCGTCTAGACGACCCAGCTACAATGACTTTTGCTATTGATGGATTAAAAGACACTAATCACTTGTATAGAAAAGGAGTAGATTGGGATAGACTAATAGCCAATGTTGAAGCCTACATCAATGCTGGTGGCGATGCTAGTTGGAAGTATTTGGTCTTTGAGCATAACAAACATCAAGTAGATGAAGCAGAAAAACTTGCTAAGAAATTAGGATTTACAAAGTTTCTTCCTCAGTATTCGACCAGATACAGTGACGACATTTATGATGATGAGCAGATTGAATTAAGAGAAAAAGCAGGAAATTTTTTATCATCTGATGTTGATAAAGTAATTGAAGAAGAAGCACGTAGATTGAATATTGATTTAAAAAATCCAACTAATGATATTGAATGCAAATCTTTTGTAAAAGATAAAATATACATAAACTCACATGGTAGAGTTTGGCCATGCTGTTGGCATTCGTTAGAATATGACACAACTAAACTTATGTTACAAAAAACTGAACCATGGATGATACCTTTTATCGAAAAAAGATTTAATGACTATACCAAATATTCATTAAAAGAAATTGCCAGTTCAACACTTTGGAAACAAATGACTGATGCATGGGAAACTGAAAAAAGAAATAATGATGGAAGTTTAAAAATGCAGTTGTGTTACGATAAATGTTCAAATAGTAAATGGCAGTTAACTTGTAATATATCTAAACGTGATTAGTCCGTAAATATTTTTATGTTACAAGATGAGTACACAAAAATCTTTTATGACATTGTTCGCGAGACAAAAGATATTCATTCCCTATAACTGCCAATTCATCTTGAATCATATATTGTGATGTTATTATCATCATTTGTGGACAAGCCAGACTTCTTACCCAAGTTATCCTTTGCAGAAAACTTATTAAATTTGAACAAGTATAGTTCATTACCTGCAAAGGATTTGGGTGATGTTTGTTTGTTTGTAACCGGTGTATTCCCCACGTACAACGCTTCTAGTGGTTTAGATGTGTCCTACTATACATTTATTGGAAAGAGTAGCTACAGCCACGTTAAATTTGGTTTAAACGGGGAATTATTTGCTGAATTATCAGATAAGTTTGAATATTTACGTAGATTTATTAATATGTCTATTGCAATAGACAATAGAAATGATTATTTTAATTTACGTCATTAACTGCGTATATAAATATACGTATGGTACATAAAAGTCTAGACGGAAATTTAACTAAAAAAGCATACGCAAAAACCAAGTATACAGAAGCTCAGTTACTGGATCTAAAACAATGTGCTGATAAAAAAAATGGTTATTTGCAATTCATGAAAAATCATATGTGGATTCAACATCCTACTAAAGGTAGAATGAAATTTGAACCATTTGAGTATCAAGAGAGATTATTAGACACGTACAACAATAATAGATTTGCTATTGCCATGTGTGCAAGGCAAACTGGTAAAACAACCTGTGCGGCAGGATACCTGTTATGGTATGCTATGTTTCATCCGGACGTTTTAATATTGATTGCGGCACACAAATATCAAGGTGCTCAGGATATTATGCAACGTGTTAGATTTGCTTATGAAGAATCACCGGACTACATTAGATGTGGAGTAACAAGTTATAATAAAGGATCAATGGATTTTGATAATGGTTCTAGGATTATAGCACAAACTACAACTGAAACAACAGGTAGGGGTATGTCCATATCTTTAGTTTACATGGATGAGTTTGCATTTGTTGAACCACAACAAAAAGCTAGTGAGTTTTGGACTTCACTATCTCCAACATTGTCAACTGGTGGTAAGTGTATTATTACATCAACACCAAATAATGATGATGATGTATTTGCAGGACTATGGAGAAGTGCAAACAAAAAAGTTGATGAGTTTGGTCAACCTACTAGAGACGGTACAGGTATTAATGGCTTTAGAGCAATAGGTGTTCATTGGAGTGAACATCCAGACAGAGATGAACAATGGGCTAAAGATGAACGTGCTAGAATAGGTGAAGAAAGATTTAGACGTGAGCATGATTGTGAGTTTATTGCATTTGATGAAACACTAATTGATGGATTAAAATTAATTACGTTAGCAGGAAAAGATCCTTTATACAAAACAGGTCAAGTACGTTGGTATGAAAGACCTAAAAAAGGAAACACTTATGTTGTAGCCTTAGATCCTAGTTTAGGTACAGGAGGAGATTATTCAGCAATACAAGTTTTTAGTCTACCAGAATTTACACAAGTAGCTGAATGGCAACATAATAAAACAACAGTACAAGGACAAGTTAGAACACTACTAGGTATTTTAAAAGATTTAGATACTCAATTAAAAGAACAAGGAACACCACAACCAGAAATTTATTGGACTATAGAAAATAATACTTTAGGTGAAGCGGCTATTGTTGCTGTTGAAGAAATGGGTGAAGATAGATTTCCAGGTTTCTTTACACATGAACCTAGACGTGCTGGACAACAAAGACGTGATGTGCATAAACGTAAAGGACTTAATACAACACACAAAGCAAAATTATCAGCTTGTTCAAGATTAAAAAATTGGATTGAAACAGGTAAGTTACAACTACATAGTAGAAACTTAATTAGAGAGTTAAAAGTCTTTGTTGCAAAAGGAAATTCATTCTCAGCTAAATTAGGGGAAAATGATGATTTAGTATCTGCTAGTTTACTGTGTTGTAGATTAGTAGGAAATTTAGCAAAATACGATCCTATATTTGAACAAAGTTTAGGGCAACGAGATGATGAAGATGGTATTGGTAATGATGTACCCATGCCAATGATTATTTAGATAGATAAATAACAATATGGCAGTAGATTATAACATAGTAGCTGAAAAAATATTTCGTATTTTAAAAGGACGTGGTTATTCTGTACAATTATTTGATGCAGAAGATGGCAACGAAATTGTTGATCCACAAAAAGCAAGATTCTTTTATGTACAACAACCTAATTTAATGGTAAATTTAAGTATAGAAAATAGTGAAGTAAAGCTACATAAAGGCCCAGAATCTATAGATGAAGTAGCACCTACAGTGGATTCTTTAAAAAAATTAGCCAAAGATAACTTATTAGACTTTGATTTACGTGAATTTGGAAGGGAAATTAAGCCTAAAAATTACAGCTTTAGGTTAAATAACAATATGGAACAGATTAAAACAGAAGGCTATTCAGCCATTGCAGGCACGGTAAAAACTAGTACTCAAAAACTAGAAAATGCCAAGCTATTAATTAAACACAGATCTCCAGTGAATGAAGAAATTCCTGGTGCAAGATCAAGAAATATTTCAGCATTATACATTGAAAACGGCCAAGGTGAAAGATTTAAATATCCTTTCATTCACTTAAATGGTGCAAGAGCAATGACACGTCACGTACAAAATGGTGGTAACCTTTACGATGAAGTTGGTGAAAGTATTGTAAACATGAGTGAACAAATGAGTAAGATCAGAGAAGTATTAAATGTAATGAGACGTTCACCTGCAATACAAGAACAAGGTGGTTCTGTTTATAATTCTATGTTAACAAGACAAGATAGATTAAGAGAAACAATTAAAAAATTAACTACTATTGAAGGTTACAGAAATTATGTAGAAAACTTTGCTAGACACGAAAGCAAAGAATATGATCAAGAAACTTTAGGTAAGTTAAAAGAAAAATTTACAGTTAGTTCAATGGACAACAGAGTTGCTGAACTACTTCCAATGATACAAGAAATACATGATGAAGAAATTAATGACAATGCATCATTAAGAACTCGTATCGCAAAAGAATTAGAAAAAGGTGCAATAGATATGCATCCTAGATCAGCCGGACAGGCAGAGTATGCACCATCAAACATAATGAAGTTTAATGATAGTAAAGCTGAGTTGGCTTACAAAATTTCAGATTTAGCCGCAAGAGCTAAAAATGATGAAGTTTCTGTATTCTTAGCTAGAATGTCAGACAAGCTGACTGGTATTGATAAAGATCCAATGGTGCAAGATGATATTGCAACAATTAGATCAATTCTTGCAAAAGTAAAAGATCCAGAAGAACAAAAAGATGTAGCTAGTAATGAATCAGTAGACTTACCAGAAATATCAAAATTAGATGAAAGCTTCGATAGAATTTTAGGTATGTATTCAGACACAATGAATTTTGAAGATGAAGACACTTTAGCTAAAGCAAAAGACAAGTTTACTTACATTGGTAAAAATGTAAATCCAAAAGTAAGTTACAACAGTTGGTTAAAAGATATTAAAGCAAAAGAAATTGAAGATCCACAATTAAGAGATAGAATTCAAACCAAAGGTGCATTTGGTATATCAGGTGATAACCATGCTAAATGGTCACAAGAATATAAAACCTACAAAGCAGAAGCTGAAGGCGAAACAGAAGCACCAGTTGAAGCAAGTGATATTCCACAAGGAGACTTTTCAGAAAATGATGCGGCAGAATTAGAGCATGATTTTGAAGAGTACAGAGATGCAGTACAAGATTCAATTAAAACAGATGCTCACTATCAAGGAAAATCAAAAGAAGAAATTATTGATATGTTAAGAAAAGAAGCAGACTCAATTGGATATGCAGATGTATCAGACGGTGATAGACACCCATCAGAACCAGACTGGTTAAACAGAATTGCTGATGAAATGTCAAAAGAAGAAGCTTCACCAGAAACTGTTAATGCAGAAAATATGCAAGGTACAGATAAATTACCACATCATTCAGATGAATTAGCTAGAATGGTAGCATTATCAGGAATTAAATAAACCAAATCTTAGGAGAGTTTATGAAATTACCAAAGTTTAAAATGCCAAAAATGCCAAATGTTGGTAAAATGGCCAATGAAGCAAAAGGTAAAGTAACAGGCGCAGTATCAGGAGCAACTGATAAAGTAAAAGGCGCAGTATCAGGAACATCAAAAAAAGTTACTGGTGCAATTAAGAACTTAAATCCATTTAAAAAATAGATTGACTTCGGAGCAACAAAAAGGTATAATAAAGATTAATTAGTACTGAATCATGTTGGGGAATCTGTGTGTAATTCACTAGCTCTACCAGGAACCGTAAAGTCGGAGTGCCAACCAGTACAGTCCGCTGTCGAATGAAGGCCTGGGAAAGTCTAATTCTACAATGTAAAGTTAACAGTGGCAATACGGAAACGTAAATAAAACTGTTATGAGTACAACAAAAAAAACATTATTAATGATATTATACTACTCAGGCATTCTTGCCTTAAGTAGACTAATACCACATCCACCTAACTTCACACCAATTATAGCTATGGCTGTTTTTATGCCATATATGATTCGTGATGTTTATGTAGCTATGTTGATTCCATTAATGGCAATGTTTATATCTGATTTATATTTGGGTATGCATTCGTCAATGTTTTGGGTTTATGGAAGTATAATGTTATGTACACTATTAAGTGCATCAACATTAAAACAAAAATCCTTAAAACATTTAGCATCAGTATCAGTAGGATCGTCAGTAATGTTTTATGTAATAACAAATTTTGCTGTATGGTTAACTTCTACAATGTATCCAAAAACACTAGAAGGATTAGTTATGTGTTACACAATGGCTATTCCATTTTTTCAAAATACATTCGTGAGTACTATTTTATATGTTTCTGTATTATTTTTAATATATGAAACAGCTAAAAGGAGTTATTCATGGCTAAAAAGACAATACTTGTAATACTACTATTCTTTACATTGGGATTTATTTTTAATTCCGCAAACGCAGAAGAAACAAATAATTGGAATTCTGAATCTTTATATGAAAAAGATGGAACGCCGGTTGTTACTATAACAGTTTACGTATTAAGAGATCCTACATCAAAAACAACAGAATCAATGAGTGTAGATTACGTTGACAGTTATACAATACAAAATACAAACACACAAGACACAGTACAAGCAATTAAAAGAATTACTGGACTAACAGTTATACAATCAGGATCAACTGGACAACAAACATCAGTATTCATGAGAGGAACTAATTCTAATCATACAATGGTTGCAATAAATGGTGTCGCAATAAAAGATCACTCTACAACAGGTGGATTGCACGACATAGGTTCTGATTTTATCAAACACGTTACAGCAATACAAGTTGTAAAAGGTTCACAAGGAACACTATTTGGTGCAAATGCAGTTGGTGGTGTAATTAACTTTATTACTACAGGCAAACACGAAAATTCAATTTCAACAACTGTAGGATCTAACGATACAAAAAGTCTAACTTTAAAAGTACACAAATATATCAACAATCATTCTATTAGTTTTACAGCAGACGGAACAACATCTGATGGTATATCAGTTGCACCAACTGGAACTGAAAAAGACGGATTTGATGCAAATAACTTTACATTAGATACTGAAAGTAAATATGATGGTTTTGATTTAAGAACTACAATAATGAAACGAACTAGTGACGCTGACTTAGACAATGGCACATCAGATGATTTAGATTACACATCAAAAAGTGATATGAATCTTTATCAAGTTGGTAGCAAAATTGATAACTCATTAGGTTTTAGTAATTTTACATTCTCTAGAACAGAATACGATAGAGAATATGTTAATGGTACTGAAATTGATACATATGATTCTAATTCAAATACTTTTATTTTTACTAACACAATACAAAATGAAAATATTGATTTTACCCCAGGTATTGAATATGAAGAGTTTGACGGTAAATTTAATAACACAGGTTCATACACATCATCTGTAGACAAAGAAGGAAACAATGCATCTGTTTTTTTAAACAGTAATGTTAATGTTGGAGAAGACTTTTTATACTCAATAGGTATAAGACATGACAATCCAAGTTTGTTTGGCGACTACACAACTTATAGATTAGGTGGAGTATATACTGTAACAAATAACTTTAAATTAAAAAGTAATTACACAACAGCAGTAAAAACACCTACGTTATACGAACTGTACGGGGCAGACAGCTATGGTTATAGTGGTAATGCTAACTTACAGCCAGAAGAAGCACAAACAGTTGATATAGGGTTTGAATACAAGTTTAATAATCATTCGTTAGACTTTGTATACTTTAATACAGACTTAGATAATATGATCACATATGGCAGTAGTACATATTCCAATGCATCAGGCAAATCTAATAGACACGGTACTGAAGTAAAAACAACATCAGCAATAAATGAAAATGTATTTTTAAGAAATGGTTTAACTTGGACGATTGCACAAGACAGTAATGACAAACAAGTTGTAAGAAGACCAAGATGGCAATCATTTTCAGCAGTTGATTGGGTACAAGGTAAATCAACCAATTCACTTGAATACGTGTATATGGGAGAACACCTAGACATTGATTCATCAACTTATGCTACAATTACTAAACCAGCAGTAGGAATAACCAACTTTCATACCAAATATGAAGTAGCAAAAGATACTAATATTGTATTGTCTTTAAACAATGTAACAGACAAAACATATGAAAGACCAGACGGATACAACCAAGATGGGCGTAACTTCATGTTAACATTTAAAAAGAACTTTTAATCTTTTAGGTTGACATTTCCGTTATAAATAGATATACTAGTGTTTAATGTTAGTAATGATATTAGACACTATTATATACAAACATAGGCAAACATAGGCTAACATAGGCAAACAAAGGCTAACAAAGGCTAACATAGGCAAAAGGAGAAACAATATGGCAACTTTAGCAGAAATAAGAGCAAAGCTATCAGAACAAGAATCAAAACAAAAAGGTGGTAGCACAGTCGGGGATAATGCAATTTATCCATTCTGGAATATTCCAGAAGGCACAACATCAACACTAAGATTTTTACCAGACGGCAATAAAGATAATACGTTCTTTTGGCAAGAAAGAGCTATGATCAAATTACCATTTCCTGGTATTAAAGGTTCACAAGATACAAAACCTACTCTAGTACAAATTCCATGTATGGAGATGTTTAACGAACCTTGCCCAATTTTATCTGAAGTAAGGACTTGGTTTAAAGATCCTGCACTAGAAGATATGGGAAGAAAATATTGGAAAAAAAGAAGTTACATTTTCCAAGGTTATGTAGTTAATTCTACATTAGACGAACAAGAGACACCAGAAAATCCAATTAGACGTTTTGTGATTAATCCGTCAATCTTTAACATTATCAGATCAGCATTAATGAATCCTGATATGGAAGATCTACCAACTGATATAGAATCAGGTAGAGATTTTAAATTGACTAAAACACAAAAAGGTGGCTATGCAGATTATTCAACATCTACTTGGTCGTTTAAAGCAAGATCATTAAGTGAATCAGAAAGAGGTGCTATGAACCAATTTGGTTTGTTTAATCTTTCAGACTTTATGCCAAAGAAACCTTCAGCAGAAGAACTTGGTGTAATGCAAGAAATGTTTAAAGCATCTGTAGATGGTGAACTGTATGATCCAGATAGATTTGGTCAATACTATAAGCCAGCAGGTTTTAATTCTAGAGGTGGAAACACATCTAGCTCTGCTAGTACAACAACTACAGTTAACACAACTGTTCAAACTCCTGTTGCTACTACACCTGCCCAACCTGTACAAACAGAAGCAGTACAACCAGCAGTACAATCAGCAGTAGCTACTCCAGTAGCACCTGCACCTGCACAGGTAACTGTTAATGAAACAGTATCAGCAACGGCAACTGACACAGCTAAACCGGCCGCTGGAGTATCAGCAGACGACATTTTAGCAATGATCAGAAGTAGACAAGCTAACAAATAAAAGTTAAAATGTATTCAAGTGGAGAAGTATTAATTTATTTCTCCACAAGAATCAGCAAGGAGATATTATGGTAAGACCATTTGATGTAAGTAAATTTAGAACAAGTTTAACAAAAAGTATACAAGGAATCTCAACAGGTTTTGATTCTGATCCTACAGATTGGGTATCAACAGGAAACCACACTCTCAATTATTTGATTAGTGGAGATTTTGATAAAGGAATACCTCTAGGTAGGGTAACAATGTTGGCAGGTGAATCGGGCTCAGGTAAGAGTTTGATTGCATCAGGTAACCTTATTGCTAATGCACAAAAACAAGGAGTTTTTTGTATAGTGATGGATTCAGAAAATGCACTAGACGAAGCATGGTTAAATGCATTAGAAGTAGACACATCACCAGAAAAACTTTTAAGAATTAGTGTTGCAATGGTAGATGATGTTGCTAAAATTATTAGTGACTTTATTATAAATTATAAAAAAGATTACGAAGACAAACCAGCAGACGAAAGACCAAAAATTTTATTTGTGGTTGACAGTTTAGGTATGTTACTAACACCAACAGATAGAGATCAATTTCAAAAAGGTGAAATGAAAGGTGATTTAGGAAGAAAAGCTAAATCATTAACAGCACTAATAAGAAACACAGTAAACTTAATTGGTCCTTTGAACATTGGATTAGTTTGTACTAACCACACGTATGCATCACAAGATATGTTTGATCCAGATGATAAAATATCAGGTGGACAAGGCTTTGTTTATGCATCAAGTGTAGTAGTTGCTATGCGTAAACTAAAACTTAAAGAAGATGAAGATGGCAATAAAATAACTGATGTCATGGGAATACGAGCCGCTTGTAAAGTAATGAAAACTAGATTCAATAAACCTTTTGAAGGAGTACAAGTAAAAATTCCTTATGGGGCAGGAATGGATCCATATAGTGGTATGGTAGAACTTTTTGAGAAAAAAGGATTACTAGTAAAACAAGGCAACAGACTAAAATATATTGATAGAATGGGTAAAGAACATATACATTTTAGAAAACAATGGACAGGTGAAAATTTAGATTTAGTAATGGCTGAATTTAAAGAACCAACACCACCATCAAACAAAACAAAGGATGTAGAAAATGATGACACAGACGGAAATAGAGCTTCTAGTCGAGACATGGCAGAAACTGAGTAACTACGTTCCTGCAAAAGACAGGTTAGACGCCGCAAAAGCCTTTGTGCTATTGTTAGACGAGTATGGGTTAGATAATCAAGCTCAACAAGATTTTAAAGATGTTGATGATTACCTAGCTGATGCCATTGATATGCACTACATAGATACAGATGATGAAGATGAATATTCTGAAGATTATGGTAGTGACACAGAAAGTGAAGATTATTAATGGCAAAATGGTATAACATAGTTTCACAAAACTTGAGTAAACTTCCTGATTGTATTGACTATTTTGAAGATCAATTAGAAGAAGCTAGAATAGAAACTGGCATGAGAGGAAATATTGAAAAAAATGCTAGTAATGTTCCAGGAATTGTAGAACATAGGTTTAACCAATTACAAGAAATTGAAGCTATTTTAGAGTTTCTAAATATTAAACTACGACAAGTAAAAAGCAAGTACTATAGAACATATTTAGAAAATTACCAACGAGCTTTAACATCAAATGACGTAAAAAACTATATTGAAGGTGAACAGGAAGTAGTAGATACTTCTAATCTAGTAAATGAGTTTGCATTATTACGTAATAAATTTTTAGGATTGTTAAAAGCAATTGATTCAAAACAGTTTCAAATTAATAACATTGTAAAATTAAGGGTAGCAGGATTAGATGACGCTGAATTATTTGCAAAAAAATAATTCTGTGCTATAATGATAATATATGAGAACAATATTTTTTATAATAATACTATTGTTAGCACCAACAATATTTTGGGTAACCAATATAATAGAAGAACCGCCTAAAAGACAAACAGTTGAAAAAGTTATTAAAACAGAACATTCTGTAATTCAAGTAGTACAGTATAAAGATGATAAGCATAAGTTTATTCATACGATAAAAAAATGCTTAAATGAAATAGAAAAAGATATGCCAAAAGAAAAAATGATACCAACTGCACTAATAATAGCTCAAGCGGCACATGAGTCAGGTTGGGGAACATCTAGATTTGCCAAAGAAGCATACAATATTTTTGGCATTCGTACTTGGAATAAAGACGAGGAGCAAATAAAAGCTAAAGGCAATCCAGACGCAAAATGGGGAATAAAAGTTTTTAGTGATTGGTGTGATTGCACAGCATATTATTATGATTTGTTAAATCGTCATCCAGCATATGAAGGTTTTAGAACAGCTAGAGGAATGATGTTAAAGTTTGAAGAAAAAGCAGATGCTATAACACTAGCAAAATTTTTAACTGAATTTAGTGAACTAGGACAAACATATACACGAAGAATTGAAACCACAATACATCACTTAAATGAGACATATCTAGATGAGCACGGCAATATTAAAAATTAAAGACGAAGTAAACGTCAAATTTGAAGGTCTGGATGTATCTACTAGACGTAAAATTTCTGATAAGTTAAAGTTCTTTGTACCTTATGCATATCATTTACCTGCATACAAATTAGGTAGATGGGATGGTAATATACGATTTTGTGATATAGGAGCAAGAACTTATTTGAACTTATTAGATAGGGTGTTGCCTACTATTGAAGAAAATGGATACGAAATTAAAATTGAAGATTATAGAAAAAATATAGATATTTCTTTTGATAAAATTGACAATCAATATTTTGCTGACAAAGTATGGCCACCTAATCACCCAGTAGCAGGTCAGCCAATTACTTTAAGAGATTACCAAGTACAAGTAATTAATGATTATATTAGCAACCCACAAAGTTTACAAGAAGTAGCCACAGGTGCAGGTAAAACAATTATAACAGCCGCATTATCTAAGATGTGTGAAAAGTTTGGAAGAACTATTGTAATTGTTCCTAATAAAAGTTTGGTAACACAAACAGAAGCAGATTATAAAACAGTTGAGTTAGATGTTGGTGTCTATTTTGGAGAACGTAAAGAGTTAGGACATACTCATACTATTTGTACTTGGCAAAGTTTGAATAATTTACATAAGAAATCAAAGAAAGCAGAAGCTGATTTTCCTATTGATGAGTTCTTAGATAATGTATCGTGCGTTATGATAGATGAAGTGCATATGGCACGTGCAGACGTGCTTAAAACGTTATTAACGGGGCCTTTTGCGGGTATACCTATTAGATGGGGACTAACAGGCACAATACCAAAAGAAGAATTTGAACAAGTAAGTTTAGAAGCGTCAATTGGTAAAGTATCAAATAGATTATCAGCAAGAGAACTACAAGAAAAAGGTGTACTAGCACAATGTCATGTTAATATTATACAAACACAAGACATGAGAACATTTAGAAGCTATCCAGAAGAAGTAGCATATCTAGTAAGTGATCCAACTAGGTTACAATTTTTAAGTAATCTAATTGAAGAAATGCGTCCGGGTGGAAACACTCTAATACTAGTTGATAGAATTAAGTCGGGTGAAGCATTGGCTGACCTAATTCCAAACGCAGTTTTTATACAAGGTAAAACAAAACTAGAAGATAGAGAAGAAGAATATAGTGAAGTAGCAACAGAAAAACATAAAGTATTAATTGCAACATACGGTGTAGCGGCTGTGGGTATCAATATACCAAGAATATTTAACTTGGTGCTTGTAGAACCCGGAAAGAGCTTTGTAAGGGTAATACAAAGTATTGGAAGGGGCATAAGAAAAGCAGAAGATAAAGACCATGTACAAATTTGGGATATAACTTCTAAATGCAAGTATTCAAAAAGACACTTAACAACAAGAAAAAGGTTTTACAAAGAAGCCAATTACCCGTATACTGTAAGTAAGGTAAACATATGAAAATTTTAACACCAGACAACCATAGTTATAATCTAAACAAAGTACCAGAGCTTGTTGACGATCTCCAGTACTGTGTATTAGATACTACCAATCCAAAAAATATTGATTTCTTTTTTATTCCATTAATTTTTTTAGAGTCATTTAATGCACCTAGTATGGTACTAGAAATAAAAGGTGTTAATATTCAAATGCCAATTGATTGGAGTATAATGATAATTGAAAGAGAACTAGGACAATGTGAAATGGTTCCATTGACAAGTTTAAATGACAGAGGATTTGAAGCACTAGCAATGAATCCACTAACAGCAAGTCTAATACATTCAGCAGAAATAAAAGTAGTAAACGTATTTCAAGAAGTTAAATGGTATTTTCCAAAACTTAAATTTGGACATATTATTGCAGTTCCACTAGGAGAAGGACCAAATCCGGAATGTTTGTATTTTGCAAAAGATATAAATCAATTACCAGACACAATGGATGTAGGATCTTTCTTTTAATGGCTAAAAAACAATTAAACTTAAATCAAATGCTGTATAATATTGATATCGGTAACATGGACTGGTATGATAGTTTAGATGATGAAGAGAAAAAATCATTTTCTCCATATGTAGCTATGCGTTTTGTATCAAGTATTAAAGGAAACAAGTATTTGCAAGAATCATATATTGAAAATATTAACGAATTTTGTAATAAAGATTTTTCCACATTACAAAAACATCATGACACTAGTAGGCTATTTTGGAAGTTATTGTGCTTATGCGGATCGGGTAAAAAAATGTTTCACCCATGGATTAAAGCACCTAAAGGAAATAAACGTAAAAAAGGAAAAGTAGAAGAATTTTTAGCAGTAGTTTATCCAAATGCAAAAAATGATGAACTACAATTACTAAAATCTACACTAACAAAAAAAGAAATTTCACAATTAGCCAAAGATGCTGGCTATTCAGACAAAGATATTAAGTTGATAAAATGACATTTACTTGTAAATTCTGCGATAAAACATTTAGTTCAGAGCATACATTAATTGCTCATATGTGCGAGCCAAAAAGACGTTGGACAAATAGAAATGATAAAAATGTTCAATTGGCTTTCAGATGTTATCAACACTTTTGGAGAATAACTTCTTCAACTATGAAAACTGAAAGAAATTATGAAGACTTTATGACTAGCAAATATTATACTGCATTTGTAAAGTTTGCAAATTATCTTACTGATGTGTATGTGGCGTCAATTGAAAGTTATGTTGAATGGCTACTAAAAAATAGAATTAGAGTTGATAGATGGTCAACAGACACAGTATATGAAGAATACATTAAAGAGTATGCTGTAAGAGAGTCAGTTGATAGAGCAGTTGAAAGAACAGTACTCACAATGAAGTCATGGGGTGATCAAAATCATATGCCATGGAATACATTTTTTACAAAGTGTTCCAAACCAAGAACTATACACTTGATTAGATCTGGTAAAATATCACCATGGGTATTGTATAATTCAAATTCTGGGTTACAATTTTTAGAATCATTGACACCACAAGAAATGATTATGATAGAAGATTATGTTTCACCAGGACAATGGGCTAGTAGATTTAACCAAAGCAAGGAGGATGTATCCTTTGTAGTAGAAATTACAAAAGCATCATTTATATAATGACAAAATTAAATAAACAGGAAATATCAGATTTAAACTCTATAGCTACTGCAATGACTTTATCAGAAACTGAAAGAAAACATTTGATTGAAGAATGGGGAAAATTGCAGGTATTGGTTAAGGTATCTGATAAAGAAACATTTGATAAAAACAAAGCACTTATTCAAAATGCATTAAATGAAATGGAAAGTTTGGGAAAAAGAGT